GAAGTCGCTGAAAAAGACGGCATCCGATCAGCCAGCGTAACAAAACAACGCGAATTGCCAAGCAAGGGCGAAACCATTTACTTCAAGCTGGAAGTCATCAAAATGGGCACCACAAAATTCGGCAACGATGCGACCACTTGCGTGGCCATCCCAGACGAAGAACCGCAAGAATCAACGCCGCGAAAAGAAAACAAAGTCGATAACCATCGCAAAGCCTGGGAAAATGCGTGGATGCAATCAGGCAGCGAAATGCGTGAGGGCAAACCTTATCTCAGCCGCTCCGCACTGAAAGAAAAACTTGCCGCCGATGGCAACGCAGAGAGAACCATCCGCAACATGACCAACCCATCCTACACCGACAAACTCATCGGATGCCTGTTGCAGGCAACCATCATCAAAGGCGTCGAGCACGGTTGGGTTATGTGCAACGAAACGCACGCAAGCGCACTTCTCATGATGCGACGGGCTGTGGATAAGTAGTGGATAACTTTTTCATCAGGCAAAAAAAGTTGACCCTAAATGACCCTGGGGTCAAAAATAGGGTCAGGGTCAAAAAGCGGCAAAACATCACCGACCTTGACCCTGAAAGTTGACCCTGACCGTACCCCCTCTTGTATAGCAAGGGGTAGGGTCAAGGGTCAACAGGGTCAAGTCGTGATGCAGGGGTCACGGGGTCAAAGTTATCCACAGAAGGAAGACGGCATGACAACCGAGCAGGCAACCAACGAGTGCAAGTGCTACCAGGGCAACCGGCCATCGTCGGAAGAAGGGTGGGACCATATCGACACCGTCGAAGCGGATGGGTCACAATGGCTCATATTCAGCAAAGCTCAACGAAACCCGGATTGGGTGTTTTACAAAATCGTCGCCAACGGCAAAGTCACCCAAAAAGCTAATTACTGGGTGACGCGAAACATCCTAACCGGCCAGCTTGCCTTCAACCGCGATATCGCTGTCATGCGCGAACACCGGCCAGAGCTTCATCAGAAAATCGAATTTGCAATCAATATCAGAGAATCAAAATGACCAAACCTAAACAGGAAACCCTGCCGGCAAGGAAAACCAGAAACACTCGCCTGTATGACCGCCAAGCAGTTTCAGAATACATTTGCGAGCAAATCAAACTCGGGCGCTCCCTTGAGTCAATCTGCAAAGAACCGGGAATGCCAGCGACCGGAACCTTCATCGAATGGGTCGGGAATGATGACCCCAAAGGCGTGGCCGCCGATTACGCGCGTGCGCGCGAAATTGGTTTTGCGCTGATGGCCGAGGAAATCATCGCGCTGGCTGACAAAACCAATGAATGGGTTGAAGCTCAGGCTGTCGATGAAAATGGCCCGGTCTTTGATGAAGCCGGCGAGCCAGTCATCAAGCGAGTGCTGATGCCGCTCAACGCGGAGATGGTCGCCCACAAAAGACTTCAGGTGGACACGCGCAAGTGGATGCTGAGCAAGATGCTCCCCAAGGTCTACGGCGACAAAACCACCACTGAATTGACTGGCGCCAACGGCGGGCCGGTGGCGGTCGCTGCGGTCGATATGCGCGCTCTGAACGACCAGGAGCTAGAGCAACTGCAACTGCTGATGAGCAAGGCGAAGGGCGCGGGGGGCTGAGGCGCACGTCTAGCGCCCCGACGCGCGCCGGGCTACGCTACCGCCCACACCCGACCGCCGACGCGCTGTAGGCCCGCTACGCAAGCCGCAGGACCATCAGGAGACGCCATGCGCCCCGTCATGCCACGCTGGACCCTGCGCGACATCCTATGGCCGTGGGGGCGCATCAGGCGACTGCGGGCGGCGCTTGCCCAGGCGATTGCCGACAACGAGTGCCTGCACGCGCGGTGCGACAGGCTGCGGGCGAGGCTTAAGCGGTGCTTGAAGCCGTAAAGGGATTGGCATGATGACCGACACCGAATACCCGGACGAAGTCCACTTCATTCCCGCTGACGACCTGCGCGAGCACGTTTTCGCGGGCGACTGCTGGTGCCGCCCCGACTGCCGGCATGAGAGCAGCCGCGACGGCATCCTGTTCCACTGGCTGCACCGGCCCGCCGACGGCCGGGATCGGTACGCCGGCGGCGAGGTGGTGTACCAGTGAGTGCGGCTCTCTCCCCATCGGTGATGCTGGATCTCATCAAGCGCGAGAAAGACCGCCGGCTCGCTCAGCGCGATCTCATGGCATTCACGCGCCAATCATGGGACATCATCGAGCCCGGAGTCGATTTCCGCGAAAACTGGCACTTGAACGTCATCTCTGAACACTTGATGGCGGTCACCAGCGGCGAGGTGCGCAACCTCGTCATCAACATCCCCCCAGGGTGCATGAAGTCCATCCTCACATCCGTAGCATGGCCCGCGTGGATGTGGGCAAGTGACGCTTCGCTGCGGATAATGGGCGCGTCCTATGGCGCTGACCTCGCTATCCGAGACTCAGCCAAGACCCGAGACATTATCACCTCCGACTGGTACGCCGAGCGATGGCCAGACGTCAAAATCAAGCCCGGTTTTGACCAGAAGATGAAGTACGAACTCACCGAGGGAGGCTGGCGTATGGCCACATCGGTCGGTGGTCGAGCGACCGGCGAGCATCCCGATGTCAAGATCGTGGATGACCCGCACAATGCCAAGCAGGCAGAGTCCGACGCCGAGCGTGAGTCGGCGCTGACTTGGTTCGACCGAACCCTGTCAACGCGCGGTCAATCTCGCAACGCATCAACAGTTGTCGTCATGCAACGATTGCATGAAAAGGACATTACCGGCCATATCCTGGCCGACCTTACTGGCTACACCCACCTTTGCATCCCGATGGAGTTTGACGGGGTGCGCCGCAAGACGTTCCTCGGCGCATATGACCCGCGCACGAAGCAGGGCGAGCTATTGTGGCCAGAGATGTTTGATGACACCTCGGTCACCGAACTCAAGCAACTCCTCGGCACCTACGGCACCAGCGGCCAACTCCAGCAAGACCCGACCCCCGCCGAGGGCGGCATCCTGAAGGCCAAGCACTTCCAACTCTGGCCTGCCAAGCAACCGCTTCCTCCGTTTGAGTTCGTCTTGCAATCCTATGATTGCGCCTTCACCGAGAAGACTACCGGCGACCCGACGGCCTGCACCGTTTGGGCGATCTTCACGCACCAGGGCCAGCGCAACGTCATGCTCATCGACGCATGGGATGAGCACCTGTCCTATCCCGACCTTCGATCCCGCGCGATCAAGGACTGGTCCACCGAGTACGGCACGCCCAGCCCGCAGGATGGGATGCGCCGCGCAAGGCGCCCGGACAGAATGCTGGTCGAGGCGAAAGCCTCCGGCCTGTCGCTGCTGCAAGACCTTCGGCTTGCCCGCGTGCCTGCTGTCCCATATAACCCCGGCAACGCGGACAAGATCAGCCGCGCGCATCAGACTGCGCCAACGCTTGAATTGGGCTTGCTCTGGATTCCGGAGAGCGGCAAGAACCCAGGCCAGCCGGTTAGCTGGGCGTCGGCATTCCTCAAGCAAGTCGGGAAATTCCCGGTCGCCGAGCACGATGACTATGTGGACACCTTGACACAGGCTGTGATATACCTGCGCAATGACGGGTGGTTCGATCTGCCACGCGCCCGCGAGCGTGATGACGACCCGCGCGAGTGGCGGCGCGAGAAGGTGAATCCGTATGCCGCCTAAACCCGTATGGGACAAGCCGCGCCCCAAATCTGCCGGCAAGCCTGAGTCGCTTGGCAAGAAGGGCAAGGCTAGCGCCAAGGCAATGGCTGCTGCTGCCGGCCGGCCATATCCAAACCTCGTTGACAACATGCGCGCGGCGAGGAAGAAGTGATGGCCAAGACTCCCGCATGGCAGCGCAAGGAAGGCCAGAGCCCCGGCGGCGGGCTTAACGCCAAGGGCCGCGCTTCTGCGAAGGCGCAGGGCATGAATCTCAAGCCGCCGGTCAAGGCTGGCGACAATCCGCGACGCGCATCATTCCTTGCTCGCATGGGCTCGATGCCTGGGCCTGAGTACAAGGATGGCGAACCGACGCGGCTGCTCAAGTCGTTGCAGGCCTGGGGCGCATCCAGCAAGGTTGATGCCAAGGCCAAGGCGAAAGCAATCAGCGCGCGCAACAAGAAATAGGTGACCCCATGGCTGAGCCGACCGGCGTTATTCGCCCGCAACCCCGAAACGCCGCGCTTGGCGCCCTAGCGGATTTTCTTCAGCGCGCCAATACTGCCGCCGCCCGCGTGCAGTTCAACCCGCAGATTGCGCCGCAGTTCACGCTCGCCGACTTGCTGCCGCTTGAGGGCGCAGCGGGGCTGATGCAGGACGTCGCGCACTACGGCCCGCGTGCGATCAACAAGGGTGGCCCGACACTTCAGACGTTCAGGCTCGACCCCAGGGCGCTGGACGTGGCGGAGGCCGCGACCTACGCCTCGCCACTCACCCGGTTGGCGCGGCCAGTGGGTCGGATGGCTGCGCAGCAGATCGAGCGCGCCATGAGCGAGGGACGCGGGCCGCTGGGCGCAGCGCTGGCGCCAGTGCGGCCGATGAACGTGATTAAGCCCAAGGGCGGCAACTGGCTGGCGGGCGACCGGTCGCCTGAGGCGGCGGCGCAGAGGTTGAAGGCGCATGACAACCCTGAGCAAGCACTTGAATTCGCTCGAGAACAACTGGCCGGGCCGTTGCCTGGCGGCACATACGCGGCGCTTACTGAGCGGATACCGGCTTGGGAGCGAGAAGCGGCTCTTAACAAGTGGCTCGACCAGAAGCTCGCCAAGTACGTGCGCAACGAGATGGCCACGCCGGAGGATCCGCTACGGGCGCTGGCCGAGCGCGGGGTTTTGCACGTTGATCCGGATCAACTACGGTATGTAGAAGGGGATTACGCTAAAGCCTTAATGCCAACTCAGAAAGTCATGGGGCAAAGTCCTGCCGCTAAGCAATGGGAGGGGGCATCTGATTTAGTGATAAGTCAAACCCGCGCAGGGGATTTGACGCTCCTGAGTGATGAAAACCCTTGGCTCGCCAAGGTGCCGCCTGATACTCCGGTTTTTGGCCTCACGGATGACCCGCTCGGAATGGCCGAAGACTTGGGATTCACCCACCTCGTGGACGAACTGCGCAATGCGGTCACGCCTAATAGCGGGTTGCCACGCGAGCTTCAACTCAAGCCCGAGCAACTCAGCAAGGTCACCGTGCCGCAGGCAGTTGAGCTTGTGGACCGAATCAACAAGTGGCGCGCGGCGCAGAAGGCCGAGGCCGACCTGGCCCGCAGCACCAACGCTGCTACCGCAGAGTACAAGGCTTACCCGACCATCCCTGGCACCGACCGGCCCAACGAGCGCGGGCTGCGGTGGGTGGAGTTGCGCACTCCAGAAGAAGCGGGGGAAGAAGCTGAGTCAGCCCTCAAAACCGCCCTCAAGTACGAGGGCGAGACGATGGGCCACTGCGTGGGCGGCTACTGCCCGGATGTCATCGAAGGCAAGAGCCGCATCTTCAGCCTGCGTGATGCGCGGGGCGAGCCTCATGTGACGGTGGAGGTGCGACCTGACAGGCAGCGCGACAAATATTACACAGATTGGATGCGGCAACAGCCTGAAGCAATTCAAGACGAAGTCACCGCTGCGGCTATTGAATACAACGCTGCAAACCCGAAACTCGGTTACGGTGAATCGTTGAATAAAGTTCTTCGTGATCGAATTGGAGAGGTGCCGGACGAAATCGTCCAGATCAAAGGCAAAGCCAACCGCGCCGCCAAGGAAGACTACCTGCCCTTCGTGCAGGACTTTGTCAAGTCGCAGCAGTGGGGGCGGGTGGGGGACTTGCGGAACACTGGGCTTATTGAAATTGACCCAGACAGCGATCTGGCGGCGAGGATTAAAGCCTCGGGCAACGAGCCGCCAAAGTTTGTAACGCAAGATGAATTGACGAGCTTGCTGCGTCAAAATGCCGATCCTGCCAAGGGCTACGCCGAAGGCGGCGCCGTCTCCACCGACCCCGAGGGCGAGGATCAGATGGGTGCGGTGAATCGCGCCGCCCGTTCGCTGGACGAGTTGGCTGAGCGGTATGCCGGGGGTGGGGCGGTCAGGAAGGGGCTGAAGGGGTTGGTGGAGAAGTACACCAAGCGCGCCCCGCAAGACGAAGCGCTAGAGACCGCGCGCAAGAATGCCGTCACCATGCTCGGCCTGCCTGAGAACAATACGGCAATGGATCGAGCTAGGGCGATGGGGTATGTGGATGATGTCAAAGGCGAATTGTACCGAGGCCAACATCAGGCTCCGATATCTTCAATAGAAATTGCATCTCCTGCTTATGAGCTAAACAGGAACACTTATCCTGACGACATCTATTCTTCAAAAGCTGCTAGGTATTACGGACATGGTTCTGACCCAGTAGAAGACGCTAATGTTATGCGTCGCCTTCAGGCTTTGAAAAACTCTCCCGATGCGCCTGTGGTGATTTTCCGCGCAGTGCCTAAGAATGTAAGTGCGGGCCGCATTAATCATGGCGATTGGGTGACTCCTAGCAAAGCGTATGCAATTGAGCACGGCCAAACGATGTTTGGCAAGGATTACAAAATCTTGAGGGACAGAGTGCCGGCAAAATCTTTGTATACAGACGGCAACTCAATTTATGAGTTTGGTTACGACAAATCGCAGCGGTTTGCAGAAGGACCGGCGTCTATCCCTATTGTCAGAAACCCAAACCCGGCCAACAGTGAGCGCTCCCGCTTCGCCGCCTTTGACCCCGCCCGCATCAACGAAGCCGATTTGCTTGGCTTTGCTGACCCGCGTCTGCTTGGGCTGACTGCTGCTGGAACTGCGGCAGGACTGGGCCTGCGCCCGTTGTTTGCCCGAGACGAAGAAAAGCAAGAGCCGCAGAAAAAAGCCCAAGGTGGTATCGTCCGCACCGAGTTCGAATACGACCCAGCCGCAGTGGATGCCCGCGCTGCCGCACTGATGGAAGAAATCGATGCCGCCTGACCAAATGCCCGAAGACGATGACGATACCAACGGCATCATGGTGCCGCTGGAAGACGAAGAGCTTGAGGTCGAAGACACCGAAGACGGTGGCGCAGTCGTGCGGCTCGAAAACGAGCAGCAGCGCGAGCGCAATGTCGAGCACTTCGCCAACATCGTGGACGAAGTAGACCAAGCGGTCCTGTCTGACATCGTGACCGATCTTCTGGACAAGATCGAGCGCGACAAGGAAGCCCGCGAGAAGCGCGACAAGCAGTACGAGGAGGGCCTGCGCCGCACGGGCCTGGGCGACGATGCTCCAGGTGGCGCGCAGTTCAGCGGCGCCAACAAGGTCGTTCATCCGATGCTGGTCGAGGCGTGCGTGGACTTCTCGGCACGCTTCATGAAGGAAGTGTTCCCGCCATCGGGGCCGGTCAAAGCGAAGATCCTTGGCGAGCAGGACAAGGAAAAGGTTGACCGCGCGCAGCGCAAGACCGAGTTCATGAACTGGCAGTTGACGGAACAGGTGCCCGAGTTTCGCGGTGAGCTTGAACAACTGTCCACGCAACTGCCGCTGGGAGGCGGGCAGTATCTCAAGGTCATGTGGTCGGCATCGCAGCAGCGTCCGACCGCTGAGTTTGTGGCAATCGATGACGTATACCTGCCGTTTGCCGCAACGAATTTTTACTCGGCCGAGCGCAAGACTCATGTCCAGTATGTGACCCGCTCCGAGTATGCGCGCAGGGTCAAGTCTGGGATGTATCGGGACGTTGACTGGACCGCTCCCGGCGAGCCTGAGTTCAGCAAGGCGTCGCGCGCCAACGACAAGATTGAGGGTCGCAAAGACAGCAGCTACAACGAGGATGGGCTGCGCACTGTCTTTGAGATTTGCACCCGGCTTGAGATCGAAAACGACGACCCTGCGCCCTACATCATCACCATCGACAAGTCGTCAGGCAAAGCGCTTGCGCTTTACCGCAACTGGGAGCCTGACGATCCCATGCAGCGCGAACTTGAATGGATGGTTGAGTTCCCGTTCGTCCCGTGGCGCGGGGCATATCCCATCGGCCTGACCCATATGATCGGCGGGCTGTCTGGTGCAGCCACCGGGGCGCTGCGTGCGCTGCTGGACAGCGCCCACATCCAGAACATCCCGACGCTGCTCAAGCTCAAGGGCGGCCCTAACGGGCAGACGATCAACGTCCAGCCCACCGAGGTTGCCGAGATTGAAGGCGGCGCGCTGGTTGACGACATCCGCAAGTTGGTCATGGGGATGCC